AATGTAGACGTTTACACATACCTAATCAACGGAGGTTAACCATGAATGTACAGCGTGAATACAGTATCCAAGAAGCAATGGACATAGCACTGCAAAGCCTAGTTGTAGAACGTCAATTGGCTGAACGGTTGTATCGCATCAGACAAGAGGCCAACGAGGTAGCAGACTTACTAACCAAGGCCAAGGAACGCAGGCTACAGTTAGACCAAGAAGCAAGACTAGACTAATCAATCAGGGGGCTGATATGAAAGACATTGATCCAATGCTGTTTGACGTTGGTAGTCACATTGTTCAAATGAACAAGTTGATGAACGAGTTAAACCGTTTAAGCCGCAATGCCTACAAACCAAACTGGGATGATATAGACGGGGTAGCCACAGAGATACGTCATCACTGCTCAATGATCCAGCGCATCGTAGACGAGGTGGCTAAATGAACCCCTCTACATTCGATTGGTGGCTACGCTCACAGCAGGCAGCAGACGCTGCTCAGAGCATAGCGTGGGCGGTGATGATATTCTTTATCGTAGTCGCAATCATCATTTGGCGGGGGGAGAAATGAAGAAACTATGTTGGGCTTTGCAGTACCAGCGTGGCTTTGTGCAAGACCTATCTTACCCAATACAGCCACTCAAAACCCTGCTATTTCGTACACGGAACCACGCCCTTGCATGGCTTCAGGATAACCCATATTGGGTGAAACTTAAGGCTACACCAGTGCGGGTCAAGGTTACGATAGATGAGGTGTAAACGTGTATGAGGCTTTGATTGGCATAGGTTTCATTGTGCTGGTCATCTATTTGGGAATCAGGATTGGATATGGAGAAGAACGTGACACCGATAGTAATCGCGACAAAGGGCAGCAAAAGCATAAACGTACTACTCGCAAGCATTGAGCAGTACGTTCCACGGGAAACACAGGTGTATGTCTACGGGGATTGGAATACGATCCAATGTTGGGACTTTGTGAAGTGGATAGGGGAAAACGATAAGGACAACTTCGGAGATTCCTTTAACCACGCCATAACCCAAGTCTTCTTAGATGGGCATGAGACAGTCATCATGGCTAACGATGACGTAGTTCTTGACCCCAACACATACTGGCTACTGACCCATGATCGGGTGATTTTGAAGCAACAGGGTCATAAGGTGGGCTTTGTATCTGCCCGTAGCAACATGGCCTCAATGCCTCAGAACGTCAGGGCTAGGCAAGAGAACGACACATGGGCAGGCATGAAGTGGGCTAGTGAAGAGTCAATCCAGCAGGTAGAGTGGACTGCTCCCTTGTTTGCCAGTATCGATAAGGAAGGCTGGCCCGGATTTCCGCCAATCAACTTCTACTCAGACAATGTGGCCTGCGCTGATATGGCTACTGAAGGCTACAAACACTTCAACAGCCGTGCCTACGTGCATCACGTGGGTAGTAGCACAATCGGGCGTGGGTTTGGCTCTGACAGCAAAAACACTATGGAAGCAGAAGATTGGCTTAAACTTAATAGACCTATCTTGCATAAACGTTATTTCCTTGGTAGTATTTAATTTCGCTAATTTATGAGGGGGCTGATATGGCACTAAGCGAAGCAGACTTGGCAGTACGCGATCAGGCTATCTGGTCATCAGATGCAGGCATGATTGCAGAAGGTAAGGGCGGAGAGGTTTACCTTACCAAGATTGGGCAGCGGGAAAAGCCTGATCTATCAGACGTAGAACCCGTACAGATGGGCTTGCTCATGCAAGAACCAATTATGCGGATAGCGGCAGGCAGATGGGGTTGGGAGTTCAAAGACGCAGACTATGCGCTCAGACACCCAAAGCACAATTGGCTTGCATCACACTTTGACTACATCTCATCCGATGGTAAGACCTTGTATGAGGTCAAGAACCTTGGCGTACACCAGCGCAAAAAATACGGTGACGATGGCACTGAGATGATCTCTGAGAAGTATCGCGCTCAGTGTATGCACGAGCAAATAGTGCATGAGGGCGTTGAGAACATTATCCTTGTGGTTCTGTTCGGTGGTCAGGAGTTATGCCACTTCCCGCAGAACTTCACACAATTAGAGGCAGAGGCTCACATCCGGGCTATGGCTGAGTTTTGGGCGCAGGTACAGACTAAAAACTGGAACCCACAGACGATGGCTGACGTTACAAAGGACATCTACAAGGTGGATGACGGTCAGGACATGGTAGCCAATGCTGCGCTCGAGTTAGCCTGCCAGCAACTAGGGCAGATTAAGGCCAAGATGAAGGAATACGAGGAAGCAGAGGAAGGGCTGAAGGAGATGATTCAAGCAGCCATGCTGTCTAAGGCTACCTTGAAAGCCTTTGATGGCTCGATCCTAGCCACTTGGAAAACCAGTAAGTCTACGAAGAAGTTCAGTGCTGATTTGTTGAAGAAAGCATTGCCGGAGACTTATGAGAAATTCGTCGTAGAACAACCCGGCTCACGCCGATTCCTAGTTAAATGAGGGGCTAAATTATGCAAATAGATATGGCAATAAAAGAATATGAAGAGGGAGACAGATTTTTTACTTTCGAGATAGACAGAAGGCTTCAGTATGATTTTGAAGAGGAAGAAATAGCGAGGATTTGTTATTTATATTTAAAAAACCAGATTGAACGGTTAGAAACATGGTTACATGAAGACGAAAAAAATGGAGCAACTGAGGATGCAGAAAGCACTGCGAAAGCCTTGAACGCGACAATAACTGCAATTAACTTTATGACTGAATACGGAGTTTTAAATAAATTATTTGATAAACCATTAGGGGCTAAAGATGAGTAACGTAATCAGTATGCCGAAGGGTGAAGCAGCAGTAATTGATCCAACCATTATTGAAAGTATTGTCACCAAAGGTGATTTGTCGGGGCTTAATCAGGTTCAGAAGGTGCAGTATTACAACTATCGTTGCAAGCAGATTGGCCTAGACCCTAGCGCCAAACCGTTTGACCTGCTGAACCTATCAGGAAAGCAGGTGCTATATGCCAACGCGGGAGCCACGCAACAACTCTGTAACCTCCACAAATTGTCAACTCAAATTACGAATAAGGAACGCGTGGATGATATTTACGTTGTCTCAGTCAGAGTTACCGGGGCTGATGGACGCTCTAGCGAAAATCAAGGGGCTGTTAGCATCGGAAACCTCAAGGGAGATGCACTTGCTAACGCAGTGCTTAAATGCACTACCAAAGCAATACGCAGATCAGTGCTTGCTCATTGCGGACTTGGGATGCTCGATGAAACCGAAGTCGAAACAATCCCTAATGCCCATAAGGAAAATATCGTAATCCCGCAGGCAGAGCCAATCCCTACGGTTATCTCCGAGCCACAAGGTGATTGGGCTTTACTGCTACCCGGATCGGATGAGCCGTATTCCTACCATCAGAACGAGGATGACTACTTAGCCGCCTTTGAGAAGATGGGCATCAAGATTCTCGATTCTAAGAAACTTGCAGCCGAAGAGAAGGTGCAGAAGATTAGCGACCTAATCTCTGCCAACGAAGCCACTCAGAGCCTTTTGAAGGGCGTACACGTAGAGATTGCAGACCGGATCACAGCGGGTTTACTCAAGGCAGCGAGTGACGCACTCCCAAAGTAATCCAGCCAATCTTGGAGCAGGTAGCAAAGAACACAAAGCGAACACAGAACGGAGAGATTTTGAATTATTTAACTAAGGGTAATAGCCTGACTGCAATGAACGCTTTGAGTTTATTTGGCTGTGCAAGGTTGGCAGCAAGGATCGATGACCTGCGTAAGGCAGGGCATAACATAATCACGGAAGATGTAAAACAGAACGGGAAGACGTTTGCCCGTTATCATTTGGCGAAAGGAAAGTAAGATGGCGTATCAACCACAAGAACGACAAGCAGGCACCGGAGTATTGTTCACCAATCACAAGAAAGGTGAGTCTGGATCAGGCCCGGATTGGAAGGGAGAATTGAAACTAGAACGTGACTACACTGCTGGTGAGGTAGTTAAGATAGCAGCGTGGACAAAGCAATCTGCCAAGGGGCCATTGATTAGCCTCAAGGAAGATAACTGGAAGCCCGATCCCGGCTATAAGCAGAACGTGCAGCCAGTTCCGAGCAAGTCGATGGATGACTTGGATGACGATGTGCCTTTTTAATATAAATGATTCGATCTGCGAAACTTGATGACTTGCCGTACATTGTTTCTCTTTCTAATAAAGAGAGTCTAAGTCTAGGTTTTATTCCATAACCTGCTTACGAAGCCTGCATTACTGGAATAAAAACTGGCAAAAGGTGGTCTACGACTTGTAACGACAAATTATTTGTATGCGAGGAAAATAAACAGTTAGTAGGATTTGTTATGTTTTCTTATGGAAAAATTGCAAAATGCAACCAGATAGCAATACAACATGACGCAAGACTTTTTGAACGCGGAAAAGCCTTGTTAAGTTCTGCAATAACTCATGGAAATTTAGTTGGAATTGAGGATTTTGCTTGCGGTTGTGCAGATGATTTGCCGTCAAACATTTTTTGGAAAACAATGGGATGGATAAAAGTAGGCCAAAGAAAAGGAATAAGTCATAAAAACACATGGAAAGAATCAAGTAAAAGAAGTGTTAACATTTATCGTTACCAAACAAACAGTTTATTTGTAAATGATTTTGGTTTAATTTTGCCAAAAGAAAATGAAATTATTGCTTTATAACAAAGGAGAGTCAAAAATGAAGAAAATTTTTATGGCGGTGATCGGTTTGACATTTGCGGGCGCAGTTTATGCTAGTTGCACAACCCACACGATTATGAGTGGTGGCAAGATGATGACTTGCACAACCTGCTGCTACAACGGTAACTGCAACACGACCTGCTTCTAATGGGCAAGTTACAGCGTCAACGCGGAGCGCAGTACGAGAGAGATATAGTCAATGATTTGTACATGATCCTTGGCTATAAGACCAGACGTAATCTTGTACAGTATCAAGAGGCTGGCGAGGGTGACATCATCCTTGAGCAGTTTGTGATCGAGTGCAAGCGCCGCCGCAAGATTGCTGTGTATGAGTTTATGAAGCAGGCAGAAGCGTCATGTAAAGAGGGGCAGACTCCCATCGTGGTGATGAGGGCAGACGGAGAGAAGTCGCTTGCATTGGTACGGTGGGAGGATATGTTGAAATTTTTGGGGAACGAATTACCCCCCGCACAGACCGAGGTGCAGCCTTCCGTAGAGGATGGCGATTAGGACATTGACGGGGGACAGTGTTTCGGTCATCCCCCACTAATACGGAGAAAGCATGGAAGAGCAAAAGCATAAAGTTTTTTTGGCAACGCCGATGTATGGCGGGAACTGCACCGGAGTCTTCGTGCAGTCCTTACTAGATATGTCTGGCATATTCAGCAGCAAGGGCATACGCTTGTCATGCGCTTTCATGTTTAACGAAAGCCTGATCACACGGGCGCGGAACAATTTAGTCAATCAGTTCTTAGAGACTGACAACACGCACCTGCTGTTTATTGACGCAGACCAGCAGTGGAGAGGATCAGACATTTACCATATGCTGATGGCTGACAAGGAGATCATTGTCGGTATCTGCCCAAAGAAAGAGATCAACTGGTCAACAGTTAAAGAGGCTGCACTACGCGGTGAGGCTGACCTATCCAAGTTCACGGGTTCATTTGTCGTAAACCTTCTGAGTGGCTCATCGAGCATCTCTGTGCCTCAGAACCAGCCCTTTGAGGTGGCTGCTGGTGGCACTGGGATCATGCTAATCAAGCGGGAAGTGTTTGAAAAGATGATTGAACACACACCGATATTCAGAAACGATATGAGTCATATGCCCGGAGGCAAGCCTGTCTACAGGTTTTTTACGGAAAGCATAGACCCTGAAAGCCAGCGGCTTCTGAGTGAAGATTACCACTTTTGCCATGAGTGGCGCAAACATGGTGGCAAAGTATGGGCAGCGCCTTGGTGCAAGATTGGTCACTTTGGCACCTACAACTTTTCAGGACAATTAGTCGAAACGCCGGAGCCAAAGAATGACTACATTACAAGATGAGATTGATGATGACCGTCAGAGATGGGAGCATGAAGTGGGGGATGAACCGAAGTGGGTGGTGGATATGTGCCAACTTCCTTGGGCTGTTATGTCGCGCAGGGATGGCAGTCTTGAGATCATTACTGAGAATGATCGCGTGATCTGCAAGATGATTGATGGCACAGCAGAGGAACGTGCGCTAGTCGCAGGCGTAATCTGCGATCAGGTAAACAGACTTAAATAAAAAAACCCCCGGCACTAGACCGGGGGGGTTCAAGCCTGCCGGGAAGGTACGGCAGGGAAGGAGAAGTTAGCGTGGTTTACGTGCGGTCTTGGCGGATCGCACGAAAGCCTCGCGTGTTGGGTAGCCCCTCTGTCCGGGCTTCTTTGGAGTCTTGCCTTCTTTACGGCGTTTGTTGATGTTGTAATACAGTCCTTTGGCTTTCATCTACACCCCCATCGTTTACGTGCGGCTCTGCCGCGCTCACCTTTCCAACTACGGCTTCTAGCGCAGAACGACTTGTGCCTGCCGCTGTTGGTATCTTTGGTTGGAGCCTTCAGATCACTCCCGGTTTCCCGGTTGTACTTGGCCCTACCCTTGGCTGTCAGACCAGCACCACGGCTAACAGGTAACTTCTCACCCCGGCTGATGGCTAGGGACACGTTCTTCTTAGCCATACTGTCGCGTCCCTTGCTTATCAATAATTAACTTCTGTCCTCGCAACGCAGCGTCAGGTGTGTTAGCCACAGAGATGTGCGTCCAAGAATCAAACTCAAGGATGATCTGATCGAATGGCACCTGCGCCTCGATACAAGCCTCTACGACCTGCCGTGGGGTCATTCCGGGTACACGTATGTCTGCCGCACAGCCAAGCCTATGCTGGCTGGAATCTTTTGATCCAGCAGCATCATTGGTCTGTTTGCTACGAAACCCGCTATTTATCATCACGGGCTTGCCGCCTACAGCCTTCTTTACTTCTTCGAGAAGAGCCGCAAGACGCTTGAGATTATCGACTTCACCTTCGTTTGGAGTGTTGTCAAAGCCGTGGCGAGCCGCTGTTTCACTTCTTGTAAGTTCATCATAAGTAAAATGCTCCGATAAGTTCATTTTTGCTGGTTGCTTCCTATCTTGATCCCGGTAATTAGCCCGATAAATCCACCCACGATGGTTTGAAAGGCTGGCATCAGCATCTCAAAAATCTTGTTGTTGTCTACCTTGTCGTCAAATAAACCAACGCAGACCGACATTGTCATACCTAGAAGAATCATCGAAAGAGAAATGGTTGCAATAATTGTTATCCAAAATCCAAGTCTTTCAAGGTTTGAAGTCATTTCTTTTGTTCCAAAAGTTCATCTAATTGTTGAGACTTTTCCTTGCTTCCAGCGCTTGATCCAAAGTAGTAGCCCAATACCATAGTCATGGCGCTAGTCAAAGCACCAAGCACATAGATCAAAATGTCCTTAGATTGGCTATTTACCTCAACGAAAATGATTACTAAGAACAAGATAAAGGTAAGGGACACAGTGCCTAATGCGAGGATGGGAGTGACAATCTTATTGATTGTCGGGGCAAACTCGCTAGTAGCAATCTCAATCTCACGCTTACGGGCAGAATCCATTTCCTTTACGTGAGCCTCAAGTTCAGCCAGTTGACCTTTCTGAGCCATTTCCATCAGGGTAGCCTGAGCCTTAGCCTTAGCCTCTGGGTCAGGCAAAACCTTATCTAATACCTTTTCCCCAATTGAAAGTAGTGCTGCTATAGGAATCATAAGTGGCCTTTAGCGATGTAATAAATAGTGACAACCATAAACGCCATCATCACGCAAATAATTTGCAACTCCCGCATCTTCTTAATGTCTCTGCCCAGTGCATCTTTGCTTTTAGCATGACGAGTCATCATGTCCTCTTTAATCTTTTTAACCTTCTCAAACTCTTCCAGCCCTTTGAACTCACCAAACTGCTGAACAAGAAAGTCTCTTACTTCTAACTCCATACGGCGGATTTGATCTAGCCTACGCCACTCACTCATGGCGGTCATAATGGTTATCTCGCCATCTTGCTTACTACGTACAGTCTTGAAGGCATGACGGGCTTTTACCTCCGCCATGCCAAAGTTTTGAATCGACTCTACTGCTGAACTAATCTCCCTGCCAGATTCAATCGCAGACTTTATGCTTTTCGTTGCCGCTTTCGCGGTACCGATAATTGGATCTAAGTCGCTCACATATCACCTTAAATGCCCCTGACTATTACAAGCCTTCGCCCGGAGTAATATACAACTCAGCGTTATTGTGTGGTGCAATAATCCTAGCGTACACAGTTTTTGTAGGGCTGACCTGCGGCCCCGTAAATGTCTTCTCAGCGTAAGGCGCTATGGCTACAACAGCGGCACCGTTGGTGCTTGGTATCGCCGCTGTAATGTTGACGTTATCCCCATAAGCAACGAAGACAGGATTGTTCTTGTCCGGGTTAAACACAAAATACTGGTTCACTGGACTTACGGCAGTAATGGCAACCACCACTCCCTGCGTGTTAGCCGTTGATGCGGTTGCAACAACGCAATTACCCATCGGTTGAAATGGAATGTTATTAGCCATTAAGAGATTCCTTCTCCCGGCGTGATGTATATCACACCGTTAGCGTCTTGAGAGATAACGGAGATGAACACCGTTCTATCGGCGCTAGTCTGTTGAGAGGTAACGACTGCGGTTTGCCCGTTGGCAAGCCATAGTCCCGGCTGGCTAGTAGTCATAGTCGGCAACACGGCAGTTACGTTGGATTCCGACAGCAGAACAAATGCCGTGGTGTTTCCAGACGTAATACGGTATTGGTTGCTAGGAGCGTTACCAGTAACACTCTTGCTTACCGCCGTATTAGCCGTGGTTGTTACGACTACAAAGGTATTCCCAGTAGCCTGAAATGCTATGTTATTAGCCATTTAGATAATCCTTTTGCCTCCGGCATTTCCCGGCTTAGATGTTGGGGATAGTTTTGTACTACCGGAGCCAGAGTAGTCCCAAACGCCTACAAAGCCTTGAGGCTGGCGGCGGGTAGGCTGCATATGACCACAAGCGTCCGTAATGACTGCTGGACGATAAGGCTCACCTGCGGGGCCTTTCTTGTACTCACCGTTGCCATTCCCGTTTCCGTTCATGTACACACTAGTTTTGCTGATCTTTAGTTTCATTTTTAATCCTCTCAATGTTAATGCAAGGTAAAAAGACGCACACTGCAAAAAACGCAGCCATCGCCATACGTTCCCAAGAAGGCTCTTGCATCGTCCACAGAGCCAGTCCAAAACTCATCCCCATAGATAAGATGGTCAATAACCGCATAGATATTACTTCCATCGTTATCCGTAGAATCTTCAACAACATTCCTTCCGTCATAACTACTCTCCTTCTTCATCGTTATAAAAACCTTTACCCCACTCGTCATCCGAAATCTTCTGTTTGATCTGTTCCAGTTTGAGAGCGCGGTCTAATACTTTAGTCTTGTCGGTCAAAGAGGCAGTCGAGTCACTCATTACTTGACGCAGTAACGTGTTCACCGCTTCCTCTAGTTCCGGGTTCAGCCCCTTTTGTTTCTTGCTCATCTACTTATTTTTCTAAGGGAACGAGTAGTCTTCTTTGCGTCTAGTGGTTTTAGATTACGCGCTCTCATAGCATCCTCAGAGCCAGTTGTCTCATTGGCAGAGTTGCGAGCAGCAGAGCGATCAGCCTGACGCTTTTCCATATTAGTCATTTCTTGATAGTTTTTCATCGTTTGCCCTTGCGTGTCTCACGCTTCGTAACCTTCATTTCACCACGGGTCATGGCTGCACCAGAACGCTCATTCATATCACGCGAAGCGCGATCAGCCTCATTCTTTTGCATTTGACGCATCATTTCATTACGTTCTGATTCAGTAATTGCTGAACCATACATATTTCTCATATCTTTCATTTGCGCTTGCTCTTTCTGGCGCTGGCGTATGCGGCAGCAGCAGCCTGTTTCATTGCGGCACGTTTGCTAGACGGACGGGAAGTGCCGAGTTTTCCAGTACGCTTAAACTTGCTCACCATCTCACCGATATTCTTTGAGATGGTCTTTTGGCTAGAGCCTTTCATTAACGGCATTATCTTTCCTCCTGTGGAGTTGCTGGTATAAATTGTCGTGTAGCCGCTACTGGAGCAGCAAAGGATGCTGGTGTAGGCTGCGGACTTGCGCCACGCAACATGAGCCTTTGACCGCTTGGGCTATACAGATAAGACTGCAATCCCTTGCCTGCCAACAGCCCTGTTGGAATTGCTGCGCTTGCACCGCCAGTAAAAGGTATTCCAGCCAAACCAACCAATCCGCTAGTAGCACGGATATAGGGTGCTACGGCAGTTGCTTCCCTACCATAAACATCTAACCCACCGCCAACAGCGCCAAGGGTTGTTTGTGGCCTACCGCCAGCGGTAGTTGCACCCGGTGCCGCAGGCGCAGCAAATGGCCTTTGCAAAAACTCAGTAGGACGCTTTTGAGCCACTACGTTCATCAAATCTGTTGGATCAACAATGCCACGAAGAATTAGTTGCCGTGACTTTTCGTTACGATTTGCGGCTTCTTGTATGTCTGAAAAAGCCGTGTATTTTGCTTTCCAATTAACAAAGTTGTTTTTGAAGTTTGGGTCTTTAACGCTGTTATATGCAGCATCGTCCCATTCGTTTATTAGTGTACGCAAAGCATTTGAACGCTGATAATCACCAGCATTTAAAGAACTAACATATTGACGATTTAATTGTTGCCGTGCAAGGTGCCATTCCTGTCCTGAAACAGGAACATTTGTAAGTGACATATCCCTTGCGTTGGCAATAAGTTTTTGGAGCGGTTTGTTTTCAAGTTGTGGTATTGCAGAAAATGTTTCGTTTAGGGCTTGTTGAGCGCCGGGAGTTAGCGTTCTCAAACTAACTTTTTGGTTTGCAACTAATCCCTGCACTTCTTGGCTAAGATTTGCCCCTGCTTTACCAAGATCAATAAACTCGCCTGTTTGACCCATAGCGCGATTTAATTCACGGCTAACAATAGGCGCATTACGAGCCATTAAAGGATTTTCGAATACTCGATCTAAAGTACGCACAAATGCGTTTTCAGTCATATCGCTGATTGGCACTGTAATTCCGCGTTTTTCAGCCTCTTCCAATAGTTTACGCGTAGGAGCATTAGCAACATTAATTGCGCCGGGAGCCAACCGTGTAAAGCCTTCCTTAAATGCTTGACCGGCAGCACCAGCCCCAAATCCGATAGCACCAGCCTTTAGTCGTTGTTCCAACATACCCGCATCTTCTTCAATAGAAGGGGTTGTCAAAGCGGTAGCGCCTGCCGCTGTGCCAGCAGTTTTAGCCATTCTCCCGGTTGCGGTAGCCGCTTGCAATGGCTTTGTAAGTTTTCCAAGGCCAAGGACATCAAACAACAAAGCGCCAGCCTGACGCTCTGGTTTCTCTTCTATTGCCGCTTGTGCGCGTTTTGCACCCCTTGTAGAGGCTTCTGAAATACCGGGAATCAATTGACCTACAGCAGTAGCCGCCCTAGCAGCACCAAGACCAGCGCCGTAGACCACTTGTGGATAGTCTACTTCCGGCTTCATAACTTTGAAAAACTCTTCCCAACTAGGCTCTTTTTTTGGTTTTGGAGTAAAAGTTTTTTTATCGTCTTCACCTAAAAGATCAATACCATCTTCATCTGATAACAAGTCACGATCTTCCATTTTTATTCCTCTGCAATCGTATAACCACGTTTAATGTATAGTTCTTTTGCAGCGTCTTCTGAAATGTTTCTGGCTTTGGCGGTTGCTCTTACATTAGCCATTTTTGCAGATTTAATTTCCGGTGAATTACTTACTGGAGCGGTGCCACCGAGCCTAGCCATAAAATCTGGGTAGAGTTGTCTGTAGACGTTTTGATCTGTCTCCACATAACTTTCCAGTGCGTTTAGTTGGTTAACGATTGATTCTGCTGTTTTACCTTTCCAATCAGTAACGCCACGCAAAATCTCATTTTCGTTTTTAGTAAGCGCTTTACCACCTTTTGAAAACCTATAGTCAGCGTCCATTTGGGCAAGCGCTGAACGCAATGGAACTCCACCAACATCTAATCGGCTTATAAGTTGTTCGTTTAGAAGCGTTTTCAAGCCAAGTTGCTGCTTGTTATCTTTAATTAGACTAATCAAAGCAGGTATTCGATTTTTAATACTTTGCCGCAGTGCAATACGGTCACGCTCTTCTTTGCTAGGTTCTTTTTCTTTTCCTTTGCCTTCAATTGCCTTATAAAGCGTTAGTTCCACATTATCGGCTAATTTCTTAGCGTCTTGAATACTTTGCCCAACCTCTGTAAAGCCTCTTGTTCTGCCTTTCAATGCTATAAAACTGTCTTGCAAAAGAGGGTCAAGTTCTTTTAACTTTACGGCACCAGCACCACGCCGAGCATTTTCAAGTTTCAATGCATCTTCGTAAATGTCTTTAGCAATTGATATTTTGTCTTTAAATTTTGCAACTTCTGCTTCATATGCTTTTAATTCTCGGTTATAAAGGTCTTGCCTGCCTTCTTTAACCCCTCGGCTCATTCCTTCCATAGCAGCCAAGCCAGCACGACCACTGACAGAACCGCCAAAAGCGCCAATCAAAGCGGTCAAAGAAGCCAATTCCAATCCAGAAGCAGCGTCAAAATTGGTTATTTTGCGCTCTGGATAACCTTGCGTTGCAGCGCGTAATTCACCACTAGCCTTTTCTAGCCCTTTGACATAACCTTCTTCGTTTCTTCCCTCAGCGGCAATTTGGGCTTTTTTTAACCGTGCAAGTTCACGGTCTTCTTCCATCTGCGCTTGTGACTTTTCGCGCAAAAAAGACTCTTCCATTTCACGCGCTTTTTTACCACGGGCTAACCCGCTTGACTGTGTATTGATCTGACCTAAAGACGCAAACGGATCAATAGGTCTGTTAATAGTTTCAGTAAGTGTTGAGTCTTCTGGTGTAGCCATTATTCATTCCTTTGACCGGGGCGCGGGGTTACTGGCTTTTCTTGCAAAACTGCGTCTGAAGCCTTTGTAGTTGCTGCTGGAGGGGCTGGAGGAGTTTGATTTTGTTGTGACGTTCCGCCATATTGTTGACCAATGTACGTATAAATACGGCCTAATGTATCTGACACATCACGATCAGCGGCAAGTTTTGCCCTGATAGCCGCTTCATCGTAAGCATTAGCAAGGTTTAATTGTTTGATGGCATTGTTAAGATTTGTCTCGCTCAATTGAGCGCGACTACGTCCTAATTGGCCTTCAATCATTGCTTGCTGTGTACCCGTAGTTGCTCCACGGGAAGAACCTGCTTGACGTAACCGTGCCCGTGATGCTTCTTGTTGAGCCGCCTGTTGAGGTGTTAATTGTCCAGCCAAAGCCTGCTGACGCAATGCCTCACCTTGAGCGCGTAATGGTGCGCCTAACGCTCTCAACTCTGCTGCACTCTTTTCTGCTTCTCTTCTGGAACGTATTGCGTTAATTAAGGCTGGCAACGTAGTGGCACCAGTAGAAAGCATCTTTGCAACCGTAGGATACTGTCGTGCCAAATCTCTATATTGCGCCGCAGTATCTTCAATTCCTTGGGCGGCTGTTTGCAGAAATCCCGGTTCACCGCCGCCTGTCATTCTTTGAAACTGATCGGGTGCCATTCCAGCAACATCACTTGGAGTGTATTGTGGGCCAAACCTACCGGGGCCAAAACCTATATCCATTTCTGGTTGCGCTTGAGGCTGCGCTTGAAAGTCTTGCCCAAAAAACTGATCTGCTGGCCCAAAGTTTGACTGCCCCGGCGCTTGTCGAACAGCATTTTGCGTATAATACGCTTCTGCTTCAGGGCTGATGCCACCGCTTGCGCTAGTCACTGGTTGACCCATATATGGATCAAATTCAGAATTAAATTCAGAAGCCAGCAATTGTCCGTAATCTTCTTGAAACTCAGGCAAGCCAGTGTTCGGGTTTATATCCCCGGAACCACCAGCGTCCATAAGCATCTGAGCCTCTTCTGGCGTGATATGGGCAAGCACGGTATCCCGGCCTCGACCAAGTTGACGTAGCATTTCTGCTAGTTCACGGGCATTTCCAGAGCCACCCATTCCAACTAAACTTTTCATTCCGGGCATATTAGAATCCTAACGCGCGTCTGAGGCGCAGTGAACGGCGGTTCCATACCGCACGTTGATCATCTTCATCGCCGCCAAATAACGGCTCTTTCTCTCCAAGGATGCCTTCGCCTGCCTCACCAGTAACGCGGGTAGAGATTGCAGGTGTTTCACGGGCAGCAGTCGATTCGGGGGCTTCTCTAGCAATACGCAACTGCACTGTAGATAGATCAGAAGGCTGACGAATAACCTGTTGACTACCTGAAGGTGGAGTCATTTCCTGTTCGATTTGACGCAAGATTTGGTCTTCAGGTTCTACGCCACGCGCAGTAACGGTTTCCCTATCACGCGGCACAGTAAGCCCAGTGCCACCGCCCATACCCTCGGCAGTAGATACTTCTGGCACCCCTAGACCTTCACCGCCATACTCGCCAGCAAAAATCTCTTCAAAGTTAATATCTTCTGGTAACTCTTGTAATTCACCGCCAGCGCCTTGAGCGCCGCCCATCTCTTGTCTTGGCCTGCGAGTAGTGCCAGCGGTTAGGCTGAAATCTTGTGGCCCAATACCGGGAGCATCAGCAGCAAACAACTGTTCACGCTCTGTCGTGCTTAGATCCTGTTCAATCGCACTCATCATGCGGTCAAACTGGTCTTCAGGCATACCAGCAATATCTTCTTGGGTCAGGTCTTGCTTAAACTTGCCGGGGCCAAAGCCAATGTCAACTTCGTCTGTCGTAAGTTTCTTTAACTCACGGTTCAGTTCGCCCAGTAGCGCACCTGTAACAGCGGACTCTGTATCGCCTGTGGCAGCGCCTCCAGCAGCAGCCCCTACTACCCGACCAATTGTTTCAGCGGTAGATGCTGACAAGCCACTTTGCCCACCTGTGCCAACTGGTTCTGCTCCTCTAATTGCTTCTGGTTCAACTGGTGTGCCGCCAAATCCTGTTAATCCTTCTTTGACTTCTGCGCCTACGCCACTGGCTATAGCGCTACCAAGGGCGGACTCAGCAATATCGCCACCCGTAATGGCTGCGGCTGTAGCGCCACCTGCGGCACCACCTACTGCGTTAGCCAAAGTGTTTTGAAGGCCAGCAGTTGATGCCATGCCTGCGGCTTTGCCTGCTATCTGAGGGGCAATGTAAGCAGCCAGCGCTGCCTTACCAATATCTTCAAGATCACCGCCTTGGCTTGCAGTAATTGCGGCTGCTGTAATCGGTGCTGTAGCGGCTGTTATTGCTGCTGCTGACGCTCCAATAGCGGTTCCCGCTGCTGCAACTGCATAGGGCGCGGCAATGGCAATAAGTAAAATCTCTGGGTTTTCAGCAACGGCTTTGGCTACAGTTTCAACAGTCTCTACTACGTCTTCAACCGCGTCACCTACCGCCTCGGCTACGTCTTCTACAACATCTACAACCGCCTCAACTACTTTACTCATTATTTGTCCCCTCTTGCTGGCCCCGTTTTAACGGTTACATAGAAACTCCCGTTGCCAGTTTCTTGTACTTGGTATCCCATGCCTTCGATTGGGGGGTTTTCCGAAATGAACCGGAAAATGGTTAGCAGTGACGGATCAGTAAACTCTGTAGCCATCGTATCGAAGCCCATCTTGTAACAGGCTTTGATAAACTCCACGCTGTTCGCAAGGAAGTTTCTAGCAGTGTCGGCGTTTAGCGCACGAAAGAACCCCACCCCACGGTCTGCCTTGTGGATAATGAATAGAGTATTTCCTTGCCGAATGAACAATGTGTTCGGCATTTGAAGTTCTGCGTTTATCATAGCGATATAACGCGGAGTCTCCATCGGATCTGGAGAAGACCAGTTTACAATGTCGAGGATTTCATCGACACTTATCTCTTGTTGCTGGCTATCAACTAATTGCGCCATCATGCCCCCATAGGCTCAAACACGGCGGCAGAATAGATGTTGCCCATGCCAGCCGCCAAACTTAACACTAGCCCCTTGGGTGCCTCTACAGGCTTTGACAAGAAAACGTAGTCATCCTCTGTACGATTGGGTATTTCAGGCACAAACCCATTCCTCATATTTTCCAACAATAATAGGGTTTCTAGCAAGCCCGAAGCGCCCATAGTATGACCTATTTTTGCTTTGTAACTGGTAGCGACAAAGTGGGTGTTTAGGTCTTTCAGGGCGTTCCTTTCGGCCTCATTGTTGGACTTAGTACCCGTTCCATGACTCTTTACCACGGTTATGGCCTCCGGGTCTAGCCCCTGATCGACACATCCATTGATCGCCCGGATGAATCCCTCACCGCTAGGGTTCTGGCCTATGGCATTGGTACTCTTTTCTGAGGCATTGGCGCTATGACGCAGTGCAGCAATTGTGTTTTCTTGGGGAGTAGCCTCAAAAATTGCCAAAGCAGCACCCTGTGCGACATGGAAACCATAGTTTTTGCTGTCAAAAGCGCTTGGTAGCACCCCTTTTTCTTCCTCTTCTGGGGTCAAAATGGCCTTTGCCTCCCCAAAAAACTCCAAAACAGAGTTAGAAACGGCATCTTCCACGCTTAAAACGACTACCCGATCAAACTTCTCATAAAGCATTAGGTTTCTTACGTCCGTCATCACCTTGAGGCTAGAAGCGCAGGCAGAAGCGTCTGTCTGGATCAGGTCATGCACGCCCATCATCTGAGCCAGCCTTCCAGCGTAGACCTGAGTAAGCGTAAACGGTAGAAACTTGTAAACGTAGGACAACTGGGTGTCTTTAATCTTGCGAGGATTGATCCCGGCAAAGTGTTGGTTGCCCCCTGCTAGGATGAACGCCTGCTTAGACTTAGGGTTTTCCCTAATATGGGAAATTATTTGGGGGGTGAGGAGCATTTCGACTAGGCGGTGTGGCGCGTAGACGAGTCCGGTGTCTTTTTTGGCGTATGTAGCGGGGAAAAAATGTACCTTTTGGGGGAAAATTAGGTCTTCCATGAGCGTAGTTTGCTCAGTACAGACCGTATTCCAGTGATTAAGGTAGATCATTTGATCGACTCAATCGCCGCCTCTAGGCTTTCTGGCTCTTTAGTCTTGTGCTGGTCAATAAATGCCTTCAATTGGGTGCAATTTGTGACCTGCATGGTCTTGCCAACCTCTTCTGGCACCCCGTATAGGTCACACATATACAAACCCACCATGAGCATATCTAGGCTGTCAAAGCCTAGTTCGTTAAATGGTGAATCCCAATCCGGTTTTTCAAGTGAGTCTTGGTGCATAGGCTTGGCTATCTTGCCTACCTCATGCACCAGCGCTAGGAAATCCATATTTAGCCCCTTATGTAACGCCTAATGCTTTAGCAATCTGCTCATGGATCAGCAGATGGCTGTTGATCCAATCGTAGAAATCGTCCTCTTGGTTCCAATCCGTGTCAAGCAAATTAAACGGGTTGTCCAAGTCTAGTATGGTAGCAAAAGCCTGATGCTCAATTTGATGGATAGCCAGCCAATCGTCCAAGTCTTCTACGTCAGCGTCTATCAACGGATAGCGTGGAACCGTAAACCCAAGGTCAATTAGGCGCTCGGCAAATGCTTGGTGCTGTACCCCGTTTTCAAACAGAAACTCTTTAAGCCCATCTGGATCGCCAAAGCGTACTTGGGCGAGTGACTCAAAGTTCACAGTTTTGCTACCAAGCCAATCAGCAGGTTTATTACCCAACCCATAGCGGCAATGATTGTTGCAGTTGCACCAATGCCAATAACCTCAATGCGCTTTAGCCGTGCATTGATCCCACGGTATCTTTCGGCGCAAATGATCTCATGGGCCGATAGTTTAGTTTCTACAATGTCCGTATGGGTAGGCATAGGTAGGATCACGGCAGGGTTGCTATGAAGGCTTTAGCGGCCTTAGCGGTCATTTTCACGCCATCAGCGTCTTGCAGTTCTGCGCCAGCCGTGACTGCCTTCTTAAACTCTGCGTAGTCTGTGTTGGCGGGGTCAAATGGAATGCTCATATACATTCCTGACTCTATGGTTGTGCTTACAGAATCAACAACACCGTCTGAATTTTTATGTAATTTATATTGCATGATTAAAGTTCCGAAGTTACGCCAAAATATCCAGCAGTGCTATCTCGGTTATTTACCCATCCAGTATTGCCTGCTGTTAATCCTGTAAAGCCCGTAAAATTTAGCCTAAAACTTGTAGCCGTTGCGTTTGCAATAGTTGGGTTTGTATCGGAATTTTGATCCGTGTTACCCGTATTAACACGATATTTTGTAGTTCCACCTGACAAAGTAATTGCTAATGCTGGCGCGGCTCGCATTGGTACTGGTAAAAAAGTAACACCAAGACCTTCAGTTGTACTAGTTGCTACAAAACTTGATAGGTATGCAGCACTACCAGTTGACACAACCAAAGTTTGAAAATACCGTTGGCACAACATTAACTCACGCCCATAATCCCTGCGCTCAAACGGTGTAGCAACAGAGCCTACTTCGAGTTGAACGCCTGTGATGTACCAAGTGGCGTTGAGAGTTCCGATGACTGAGACTGCGCCTGATGATGAAAACTTTGATCCCGCTTGCCAAGAACCAACAGTTCCATCAAAATTAGTTCCAGCGCCAAGGGCAAACCTTAAACCTAACCCTCGTTGGTTATTAGTTAACCATGTCCCACTTGTGTCTCCAGCAATTGTTACCGTTTTATATTCAAATGTATTTGCAGAAGAAATTGTGTAATTAAATACATAACTTCTATCTCCTGCATTGTTATCAATTCCAGCAGCAAAAGTTCCGGTTAAACTTGAACGAACCCAAAATGACAGCGTTATTGTTTTTGCGTTTGCTGTTCCCCACATTAAATCATCGGTATTAAATCCTTCAATAAACTGGTTTGCAGCCATGTATTGATTTGACGATAAACTTCCATCAGCAGTTGTCGTTGTTATTTTTAAAGAATTTACAAAACCCGTTGGAACGTCTTGCACCTGCTCGCCTGTTGCAGCACCATCAGTATTTTCATCACAACGCCAACGGTCTACTGGGTAAACACCATTACTATCTAAGGTAACACTCGCCCCAGCATTACGCTGGTCTATAACCATCGCACCATTGATGATGCGGTTGCGGAAGCCCTGCAAACTATCCGCAGTAGGGGTCATGCTATTTATAGTAGCGGTATTGCCACCACTAGCGTCTAAGATTGCGTTAGTTTTTACTGTACTCATTATTTAGCCTCCAATGCGGCAAGACGGGCTTCAAGTGCGTCAATTTTTGCTTGCTGTTCCGCAATCATCTTTTCATGCGCTTGCCAGCCAGCAACAAGGTGAAATGTAAAGGCAGTCTTGTCTACGCCCCAAGGATTGTATTTTGTAGTGACATTACCTTCTTCGTCAGTTTTCTCTACATCACCACCAACAGATACCGCACCCTTAAATGTCTCGTAAAGTTCTTGGGCGATAACACCAATTTGAGGTTTCTGGGTTGTATCGTCTTTCCAAGCAAACTCACGGATGCGGGTAGAGTTAAGAATCTCTACTGACTTCTGACCGTCTGCATCGCCAATGATGTTTTTAAATGTTGCGTCTGATGTAGTGTTATACCTAACCTGTCCTGCGCCACGGTTATAATCAATTTTACCTCTTTCCGCAATAGGAGAAGTGTCTGTTAAAAATGCTTGAAAATTGTTATTGCCGCTGTCAGCAGTATTCCAAGCGTACAAAGGATAAGCGCTAGTGGCGCCACCGGGACCGCTAACATATTTAAAAATTGCACAATCGCTATCCCTAGAAGCCGCTATCCTTGTCTCATACCCAACTCCTGCACCAGCAGCAGTAGTCCCCACCAGTAAGTTACCGTTAGTATTGATACGGGCACGTTCTGTTCCATTTATTTCAAACAACATCGGAATTGCGCCATTAGTTCCTAACTTAACTTGGCTACTACCACCTTCGATATAACCATATAGAGTACCGCCCTGTCTTAATCCTATTGTTGAATAAGACGAAGCGTTGTTTATGTCTAGTTGATATGCAGGAGAAGTTGTACCAATTCCAAAATTTCCGCTTGAGTTAAACCTAGCAACCTCTGCACCGCCCTCTGCAAAGGCTATGGTGTCTGCCGCAGGGAAGAAGATACCTGTGTTGGTATCTCCAGCGGGGTAGATAGACGGTGCTGATGCTGAACCCGCTGGTACTTCGTTGACCGCACCAGAGGTGTTGATCGTGCCAGTAGCATCTGGAAGCGTCAGCGTCCTGTTTGTGTTGCTATTAGGGCTGGCAATCGTGAATATGCCCGTCCCGCTGGCGTTGCCCTGTATCGATACGCTAGACATTATTGACCTCTACCCAGTTAGTTGTTGCCTCATCCCATGTGTACTGCTTGCCATCGTCAGGGTAAGCCACCGGAGCGTCCCATAGGCAAGTATCCTCGTTAAGCGTCCATGAGGCATAAGGCTGTGGTGGTATGAACGCATCCCGTACAGGATCGTAGGTGTAGCCAATCCCTGCATAGTTCTTACGCAGAGGTGTACCGCCTAATGTGTGTACGCCACCATGTGTGTTGTAAGAAGTTTGAACCCAAGATGTTTTATCAGGCAGAGTGTCAATAAAGTCTTGTTCAGCAACAATGACCTGTTCAACAATGCCTTGTGCAGTAACTCTAGCAAAATGGCTCATGCTGTATACGTCCCTGAAGAAGTAAATGTGTGAATAGTGTTGCCGCCACTAGTGGTTACTGTACCGCCAGTTCCTCTTTGAGAACCAGCGTAACTAATAATGACGATACCTGAGCCACCAGCACCGCCCGCTAATGCCCCGGCTGAATTAGTAGCGCCGCCGCCACCACCGCCTGTGTTAACCGTTCCGCTAAACCCTGCTTGTGCCGATGTTTGGCCAGCATTTCCGCCACCACCAGCACCACCAAGACCTCCAGCAATCGTGTAAGCACCACCGCCGCCACCTCCGGCGTAAGTTACAGATGAGCCGCTAATTGATGAGGCAGTTCCAGCCCCTCCAGCGCCGCCTGCGTTTGATTGACCAGCACCTCCAGCAGCACTAGCGCCGCCACCGCCGCCGCATCCGTAGTTATTTGCTGACGTACTTCCAGTTCCACCATTATTTCCTTGACCAGCAGTTCCAGCACCGCCTGCACCACCATAAACCCCGCCCCCACCAGAGCCACCAGCAGTTCCAGCCTGAATTCCAGCGGGGCCTCCAGCAGATCCACTACCACCACCGCCAGTAGAAGTTATAGTGTCAAAAACTGAATTTGAGCCGTTAGTCCCGCTAGTTCCAAAAGCAGTAGCGCCTGTTCCACCAGCACCAACGGTAACGGTGTAAGCAGTTCCGGCTACTAATGTAAATCCAGAAGCAGTTCTAAAACCGCCTGCGCCACCTCCACCACCGTAACCAGCGCCGCCACCAGCACCTCCAGCCACCACAAGATACTCAACGGCGTATGGGTAACCGGTTTGCGTTAATTTAGTCCATTGAGTGCCGCTATAAACCTCATACTGTGATTCTGTTGTGTTATATCGAATCATCCCAACCGCAGGGGAACTGGGACGTTCTGCCGTAGTGCCAACAGCAACCCCAAAAGCGCCAGTTACGTTAGGTTGCGTAATGCCACTTGTGCCATCTAATACGATTGCCATGTTGTCTCCTTAAACCACAGTCCAGACGCTTCCGCTGGAAACGGTTACGTTTGCACCACTATTAACAGTGATCGGGCCTGCCGACATTGCGTTATACCCTGATCCAATTGTGTAACTTGTAGCCACGTTTGCCTTATTGACGATCAGACCGTTATCTGCCGCAATAACCTGAGATGTAAGTTGTCCCGTACTTGGCTGGTAGACAATGCTTGCATTGCTGGTAAATACGTTAGAAACCGTGCCTGAGACTACGTTGGCAAGCAGCGGGTAGATGTTAGCGGCTGTCGCTGTATCGTTAGATACCGTAATCGATCCACCCCCGCCAGCAGACCAAGCCAAAGTTCCAGAACCATTGGTAGACAATACCTGCCCGTTAGTTCCATCTGCGGCTGGTAAAGTCCACGTTACGTTTGCAGGGATCGAGGCCGCTGCCTTGAACGCTACATAATTAGTACCGTTGTCGGTGTCCTCGTACAGTTTGATGTCAGCGCCAGAAGCGGACGTACCGCTAATGTCTACCGAACCTACAAATATTGGAGCGCCAGCATCACTAAGGGTAGCGTTAGAATTTTGCAGTAACTTACCAGTGGTCAGGTCAAACCTAGCAAAGGCGTTATCTGTAGAACTTGCAGGGCCTACTACGTCACCCGTTCCACCACCACCCCCGGCAGACCATGACAAGGTGCCGCTACCGTCTGTGGTTAGAACTTCGCCACTTGCACCGTCCACTGATGGCAGTGTCCAAGTGACGTTGGTTGCAACCGTTGCAGGGCCTTGGAAAGCCACCCAGTTTGACGAATCTGCATCAGCAAACCGTACATCGCCCTGAGCGTTTAGCGTAATGTCTGACACCGTAATGGTGCCGCCAGTGATCTGAGCGTTAGCAGTCTGTAGGTTTCCAACATTTGCGGTAGTCAGGTTAGCCTGAGTAGCCGTTACATTGGTAAATGTTGCATTGCCACTAGAAATGGTGACAGATGCCATGCTAATGCTATTGGCTGTACCGCCAGTGGCCTGTAGGCTGGCTGTCTGAACTGTGCCAATGTTGGCTGTTGTCAGATTGGCCTGCGTAGCCGTGACGTTAGTAAACGATGCGTTACCGCTTGAAATAGTTACGTTTGCAAAAGATACGCCGCTGACAGAACCACCCGTAATTTGAGCATTGGCGGTCTGTAAATTGCCTACGTTAGCCGTAGTTAGGTTGGCTTGCGTGGCAGTTACGTTGGTCAGCGTGGCATTTCCAGACGAAATGTTAGCGCCAGCAATGTTGGCTGCTGTGATTCCAGTAAATGTACCGCTAGTTACTGAAACATTGACCAGCGTTACGTTACTAAGGGTTTCTACGTCCACTGTCACGTTATCAAGGGTGACGTTGGCTATAATTCCGCCGGAAATGGACACGTTATTAGCGTCTTGAGTGGCTATAGTGCCAAGCCCAAGGTTAGTCCTAGCCCCAGAAGCGCTCGATGCGCCCGTACCACCATCGGCAATGGCTAGGTCAGTAATGCCAGTAATTGAACCGCCAGTAATTGTGACGTTGGCACTCTGCATATTGGCAACATTTGCCGTTGTAACATTGGCTTGGGTTGCGGTTATGTTGGTTAGGGTAGCGTTTCCGCTAAGAATACTGACGTTTGAAAGCGTTACGTTGTCAAAATTCTCTGTTTGGATCGTTACATTGTCTAGCGTGACATTGCTAATAATGCCGCCAGTGATGGTTACATTGCTTGACTTTAGGTTTGCCAGTATTTCTGAGCCACTGTTGATGCCGTTGATTGCGTTAGAAAGCGTAGAAAAGTCGCTATCCAAATACGATAACGGAATCGCTGTAGTAGCGTTGGCAAACGTGTGTGGTATCGTTACCGGAAGTGCCATTTAGAACCTCGCTCTTAATTCATGCTCTAGTTGAAAGCCGTTCATGGTGAATGGCGCACTAGTACCTGTAAGGGTTAATCCAAGATATTTACCGTACATTTTCGCATCAGAACGGTATAAATAATAGTTACCCGCCCCTAAAACTGTATTAGAAATCCAGCCAATAGCAACTGCTGATCCGCTGCTATTGATCCACGGAATGTTGGTTCCTACATTGTTAAACCAAGCAATAGAGTTAGTAAACGTGATTGCCGGAGACTGCTGGTTCTCTGAATCAATGAAGCAAGAAAATCCAGCGTAGCCAGACGTAAGGGTTGCCTCAACACCCACCTTCAATGCTTGCTTGTCCCTAATTGGATCGCCCATAGGCCACAAGGCTGTAATAACTTCCCAATCTATGCCACTAATACTATCGTTATAAAACCTGATCAAATTTTGACCAGTAGTGCCATACATATTGATGTTGCCAGCAGTAACGGCTGAAGCAGTCCTAGTGATGGTGCTGCCTTGGCTAGTAAAAAACCACTTACGGTCAAAAAATATGGCTTGAATCTTTCTTGGCGTAACTACGTTATTTACTGATTCGTTATATGTGAACGTCCAGCAGGCGCACAAGATATTGTTGAGAAGAACTTGACCGCCAGTTATAGGCTCGTTGAAGTCAATGTCTGGAAATATCCCGTCAATGTCATCGCTGATCTTTGACGTTGTAGCGCCGACCAAGGCGTAAATACCGTAGCGGTTCATAAACAGCATGGATCGGAAATACGGGAAAATCGCGTATTTGAACCCAGAGCCTATTGAAGCCGATACGTTAGTATTGGTAAAAACAGTCTCTCCAGTGGTGCTGTTGACCCGCACATCGGAAAAGACGTTGATTGAGTCTTCGCCGTAAATGTAGAGAAAGTTATTAGCGGCAATGATTGCCGCAATGTCTGTTCTTAGCGTTGAGTCGGTAAGCGTAATGAATCCGCTAGATACCGATATAAAGTCATTGTAGGTGTCAGCAGCAGAGTAGTAGACCGTGCGACCATCAGCAATCCAAGTACGACCACTGAAAGTAGCAACACCAGTGCCATTTTGACTAAAAAGAGTGCAGGTGACATTAGCGTTTGCGCCAGTTGGGTCTGTGATCGTGACCGTAGGTGCAGATGTGTACCCTGTGCCTGCTTCTGTGACGATGATTTGAGAAACTGCATTTCCGACTAACACCACCTCTCCGGTAGCCGTTACTCCTCCGGTTTCCCCCGGCGCTCCAAAAGTTACAGTAGGAGCAGAATAATTGCTACCACCGTTATTAACAGTGACAGTGCCAATAGAACCAATGCTAACCAGATTAGTGCCATCCCAAGTTTTGTACCCTTTAACCGGATCAATAATTAGGATTCGGTCATTTTTCCACTGCACAATTTGCACATTTGAGTTGGAAAACGTGTTTGCTGGCGCTAGGTTTGCTTGTGTATTTGTAACAATATCAACGTATTGAGCGCTTCCATTTTGCTGGAAGGCAAACATATATTCTGTATTGTTGATATTTGAAGATGCCATATACGTAACCGTATTGGCAAAAGCCACGTTAGCCAGCGTTTCTGGCGCGTTGACAATCCTGATGTTTCCGTAGCCAATTGGCTGTGCGTTTTCAAGCGAAGTAAACTCACCTTCACCGATAGCGGTGCGGTTGTTTTTGACGTTTACACCCTTGAAATCCTTACTTACAAAGTATGATTTTTTTTGTTCTACCGCAGCCATTTAGTACCCCGACTGATAAACAGACGGTAGGCGGCGAGTGAATGTGCTATTTAGCGCACCGAGGATTTGCTTCGTGTATTCTTGCTTGAAGAGTTCCGATTCACCGTAACTTTGCTCTTGGTACTTGGCTTTGCTTGCCGCGTAGTATGCGACTGCTTCGTAGTACGGGCTTGGGATTTCTGTGTCCGGTTGCCCACCAGTGACAAGAGGGCTTGGAAGAACGACTGTATCCAATTCAATTTCATATGCTTGATCCGGTTTTGGCCCTATGTAAATAGTTTTAGCGCCATATATCGAGAAGCCAATTGGCCTTCCGTTGTAGTTTTGCCAAAAACGCAATTGGGCATTGAAATCCGTCCAAGCCATGTAGTACATAGGCCAGCGACTATCGCCCCAATAAAGGTTGATATTAAGAATATCAATTGTATTGTTGCCTTGCGTAAGGTCAGCGTAGTCGATGGTTTCATCGCCTACAGTCAACGTGTACGTTTGCAATACCCTACGACACCCGGAGTCTTGTACCGTGTGTCCTCTGGCATCGTTAATGTAATCTGTTAGTTCTTGATCAGTCCAGAAATTACCATTAACGTCATGCAGCAATCGCCGCGTTTCGGTGATGTATTCGTTTAGAGTTGGCATTTTTTACCATTACTGTAACTGGACTTTTGCCACACCTTTGCTTTCAGGCTTTAACACCTTCGGCATTGGTGCGGCTACTCGTTCCACCACCGGGGCTGACAAGTGGACTTTTTTTGCAGGCTCAGATGAAAATGAAACGGTCTGCATACGCTCTATAGCGCGGGGCAGATCAGTGTTCATCTTCATCCAACCAAGCCTTACAAAATATGGCTCTTTATTATCTTCGCCGTAACCAAGAATGTGTTTTGCAGCCTCAAGGGATAACTCCACTTCTTTGCCGTTATCAAACGTGTATTCCACGTTTTCAAAGCGACCAACGAAAGGAACGCCTTTATTGGTTACAAAAACACTCTTGCTCATAGCGTGACAATATCTCCATAAATTGCTACGTCACAGGTAACACCTGTAGCAGCAACATTGACGTTGAAATACAAAGCAGGTGCAGTAAACACATTGGCATTTGCAGCAGAAGACAACGTAAGATTTACATACGATGCTGTGCTGGATGCGCCAGTTAGTGTTTGAGTATCAGCAACATCGGTACCAGTTGCCGCCGTTGAGGTATGAACCCCAACGTCAGCACCAGTAGCAGCAGCGCTAAAATTGCTCAAAGTAACTTGACGCACAATGTACTTATTGCCGTCCTGAACGGAAACAACAGTGTCTCCAGCCGTGCCAAGTGATTGACCCGGAAGGAAACCAAGGCGCTTGTACCCAAAACCATCTGGGTATTCACGGCCTACGGCATTTGCGTCCATAGTGTCTCCTTAGTTACCGAAGGTGTCGGGAGCCGCTTGTTCGCTTCCAACAACAACGTAAGTGGACGTTGCCAACTGGTTGCCCAAGTTGGTAATCCGCACGTTGGTGCCATCTGCAATCATAAAGCCGCCAGTGTTGTTTGCTAACACGTTGGCAAAACCTGTACCAGCAGATGAGTTATTCACCTGAACGGCTACGTTTGCAACGGGGTAGAAAACATAAGAACCAGCAGCAAGCACAGAAGATGCGCCTGAAGTCAGGCCAGTTGAGCCTGCAACAAAGTACGCAGCCGTGCTGTTAGCGTTTGCACTAGCAAGGACGATTTTATTAAGGGCTAATGAAGGCATTGTCTATTTCTCCTTTACAGTGTCAGAGAGTTGTAGCCAGTGACCTTCGTCATCGACTTAGGTTTGGTGCTTACCATTTCGGCAATCATCAGAACCGCGCCAACGTAACCAATCTGGAAGTTGGGCAGAGTCGATTCAAAGCCAGTGAACGCAAACGAAGCCTGCTCATGGATGTACATGGACAGATAGTTTGTGTTCAGCAGGTACAGAGTACCTTCCGGGCAATAAGGATCAGGATAGATTGGAACGCCAGCAACCATCAGGGCGCGGAAAGCAGCCTGTGGGCCATTGGCATCGGCATCAAAACCGGAACCCGGAGTAATCATGTACTGCTCTTGGCCTACGTAGTCCTGAGCCAGAAGCGTCCAAGTACCAAAGCCGCAAACGCCAAAAGTAGGTACTTCAGCGCAGTTCTTAACGGTACCGGAGATGTACTGGAGTACGTTCTGACGGGTCGGGTTAACCGAACCAGCAGCGTATTCCTTGGAAGCCCACCATGAGTATGCGCTACGGCTGATGTTGCCGTATGTACCCGATGAGTCAACAGCGATTGGCAAGCCAGTAAACTGTTGGGTGTCGCTGGTGTTGTTGTACAGGGACGTAGCCATTGCATCCATCATCACGTTGGTCGCGTCATTCATGCGAGCCTCGATGAGGGGGATGATTGCGTAGTCTTGCTGTACTGCACCTTCCATACCGAGGAACGGTACGGGAGAGACAAGTAACTTCAAGTTGAACTCAGCGTTGTACGCGCCTTGCTGAACGCTAGGCTGTGCAAACGAGCCAGAATAGTCTGACCACTGAGCGTTAACGAACTGCGAACCCTGAACTGGAACCGTCACCGAGGACACACCGCCAGAAGCGGTTTGACTATTGGCGATCAGTGCAGCCATGAGGGGCGTAGAGTTGTAAATCTGCACGACCATCTTGGGAATAAACGCACGGCGCGTTACATACGTAAGTTCCGTGTATTGTTGACTCCCAGAGGCCGGTATAATTCCTCCGCCAATAGGCATTTTTAATCTCCTAGAAAAAAGCCCCTAAAACAATAAAATCAAAAGCCAATAGGCTTCGGATTTTTCCTAAATTCACTTAATGCTGCATGAGCCGCGTCACGGGCCGCACCAACAGGGTTCTTCATAAAGTCCTTGGTATTAAACTTGGACATTACTGGTTGAGGAAACTGTGATGGTGTAGGCGCAGCCGCTTGCTTCATCCACGAATGGTATTCGGCAGCGGTTTCGTGATTGGCAATACCTTTTTCAACCATGATCTTCTCTACGTCTTTAATGTCTTGCTCAGATTCGACAAGACCCTTCTTGATCAGGGTATCGCGGCGTTTCATTAACTCTTCCCGTGCTTCCTTAGCCCGTAGTTTGTCTTCAAGAGACTTAACACGGTCTTCGGCTTGCTGAAGGACTGAGTTAGTACGCTCTTCAATCTCAATCTCAGGGATTGGAACATCCGGGCGTACTTGCTTAGTAAGTTGAAGGAATGATCTGCGCGTCTTTGGGTCTTCAGCCAAAGTCTTTGCGAGCATTGCCAACTCTTGTTGTGCTTCTACGGATAAATTCTCTAATGACATTTTGTTAGCCCCTTTCTGTCAATTAGATGACTTTTTTACCGTCACCCGGCTTACCAAGAGTCATTTTGTTCTTGGGGCCGATTTTGTTGGGAGCAGTTAAGCCGCCAAACTCTGCAAAGCGCGGAGTGTTGACGATTTGACCGTTCTGTTGGGTGTTGTCTGTGGGTCGGCGGGGAGCCAAGTTTCCACGGGGTTTGAAGAGTTCCATTTACTTCTCCTTAAATGGGTAATGGAGGTTGTTGAGTTCCGGGTGCTGGTGCCGCTGCTACTGCCCTTGCTTCAGGGGTTGCACCACCCGCCTGCGGCAAGGTTTGAATCAAGTTCATAATTTCTGCTGGCATGAGTTGACGGGTATCAGACTCACGCTCTCCGAATTTTGAAGTAATCTTGCCAACAACGTCCTGAAGTGCCATTCCTTCTTCTGACTGAAGACCAAATGTTTGCAGTGCGTTTTGCAGCATATCGAGAGCCATCATCACGTTCAACCGCGCTTGCTCCATGTTGCCCGACTGTGGCTCAGGCGTGGTCATGGGGGAAGGCATGGGTGCAGTCTGGCTTGCCTGCTCGTTGGGAGGCGGCGTAGGTTGTGGTTGCTCAGACTTGAGCATATCCATCATTTCTTTGCTTGAAACAGCCATGAAGTTTCCTGTTCCTATGATGTGCGGATTTTCAATTGAGACAAACTATAGTGTCAACCAAAAAAAAGGGCGTGACCGCATTTTCGCCACTTATGATTTCCTCATGTATCGTGTACCGTATGAGGTCTTGGGGAACCCTCCACGCTGTGCTTGGCGTGTATAGGAGATTCTTCCCATGCTTCGCTCAGTATCCTTGACGGACGTTTCGGTAGCGCGGGGTTGATCCCCGGTGCGGAGGTTTCCTTCTGGTTGGTTAGGCAGGGCCGCCATCTATCTCTCCCGGTTGAGGTGCGATTGGCTCTTGGCCTTGAGGAATCTCAGGGCTTTGAGGCGTTTGTACAGTTTGAGCCTGTTTTTTCAGGTCTTCAAGTAGTTGTTGCTTCATGGGCGGATCAATCATTTCGATTAAGCGCTCTTTGCTGATAGTTCCGGCCTGATACAGGCTGAAAGCCATCTCACGCTGGTCTTCCATGAAGATTGGACTGTTGCTGTGCGCGTCCACTTTCACTGTGAAATCATCGGTAAACTGCTTGGCTATAAACTTATTACCCTTTTCATCAACGTAAACGGTATCGTCATATACCATCATCATCTTCAGATAGAGGGTTGCCAGTTTCTCCAAGGCGCTTTCAATGACCAAAGCACGTTTTTTAGCGCGTGAAGAGCCGAGTCGAGCCAGTTGGGAGGCGTGTCCAGCACTACGAACACCACTTTCACCCCGGCCTTGCAGAACGGAAACGATACCTGAAGCCTCCGCAAACATGGCATCAATCTCAGCAATCTCACGAAATATGTCATTTGGTATGTCTGGAGCAAACTGTTCGACCTTGCCATTGGGCATATCGTTAGCCAATAGGCCACCAGCACGGCGCAATGCAAAGGTTTTCTCATCCAATAGGCCACCAAAACCCTGTAATACCGTGGGTGGGTCTACCTGTTTGTCTAGCAATTGCATGATCTGAGTGGTGCGCTTATTCCTCATGTCTTGCAAGAAGATCAAGCGTTGCACTTCTGACTGCCCCCAGTAGTAGTCGTATTGCGGATTGGGAGAAATCTGAACAAAAGGTACTTCGCCTTCCAAGAACATCATCTTGGACGCACGATCAAAGATTACTACGTTAGGGTCAGCAATCGTGACGCATAGGTAGTCATCAATCTCATCATCGTAAATCCAAAGTTCGTGCATCATCACCGTGTCTTCGGCAATCATTGGCACGTAGCGGTTTACGCCAGTGAGGTTTAAGTTAATGTTTCCGTAAATGGTAGGATTGGTTGCGGACGTAATCACACGATCCATACCGGAAGCATTGTCAGACGTTTCTTGCTGAGAGAAGGTGATGCGGCGCACCAATTCATCTCTCTTGGGATGCGACCACAGCCGTGAGAACAATTCGCTCTTGGTCATGTAGTAGCGTTGAATCATTGCTTCTTGACGATCAGTGTACGGAACGTCTTCGCGCAATACGCCAATGGCAGCGGGTTCCACCATGTACGGATGGATGCCGTTACGCCAAACTGGTTTTACAAAGGTGGTGTTGTAGCAAAATGACCAGTTCAATGCTTGACCAAAGACCTGATCTGCATTGCTATTAAGCCAATAATCGTAGAGCGCTTTAGTTAAAACAGGCACCATGCGCTGATACTCTTCAGACTCACTTGCTCCAATGTTGATTGAAAAGCGTGTAGAATCTGCTGCATACATAAACGCAGATAGTTGGTCTATGTGCGGGAAGATTTTGTTATATTGCGCTGGCGCTTCCTCTGGCCCTGCACCAAACAGGTAGTAGGATCGCAAGCCTTCTGATTCTGTGCGTCTGCTTTCCATAGACACCATGCACTTTTGCATAATGTCCATGTAGAACATCTCGCGTTCTAATGGGTCGGTAGGTATTCTCATTTGTCAAGTTTCAAGTTTTGATGGTCAGCAATGTAACTGCCAACACGCGGCCCCGAAAGTTTTGATCCTTCTTTCACTGCTCCAATGCCGGATACGTTTTCGCCTCCGACAGAGCGCAAGTTAAAGCCGCCAAGATCACCCGGAGAACCCCATCGCGGAGCAAACGGATTATCTGGTTTAGCAAACCGTGGTGGTTGTGCTTCGCCTTGTTTGACAGACTTCACATCGCTCATCTTAAAGTCCAGTGCAAGTTGTTTCAGGGTCTTGTCGCTACCCTTGGTACGATCACTTGTCATACCTACAGGCTGCAAGAAAACCACTTGTACATCGGTACATCCATGAGGACATACCGCTTCACGCGATTCAAAGTACCCGTGAGCCGGACACTTATAGTCGTTCATCACTGCCATATTAGCCCCTTTTTTTCAATGCGTCATCAAGTCGCGGTTTAGAAAAATCGTATTTATTGGTGATTCCTACCTTCATTTTGATGCCGGAAGGGGTCATTTCTATCCCCATTGCCCGCTTCAAAACTGGTTTAGCCCTTGGGTGGTAGTCAATAAACTTGCGCCCCAGAATGTCTATTCTTGGGCCAGCCTCCCCTTTTTCCAAGGCTAGAAGCGCTTTACTTAGTTTGCGCTGAGTCAGTTCAGTAAAGGTGCTTGATCCGTCACGGGTTATGGATTCCATGTGCCGATAGCCTATGGCGGCAAAGGAAGCGAACATCCGCATGGTAAATCCGCGCTTACGCTTGGAGCGCATGGCCTCAAGCCTGCGGATGATGTCTTGTTTAGTCAGTACCGTATCCATACCTAAAAGCCAAGTGCCTTGAGGTAGTTATTGACCTGTTTCCTGACTTGCTCTCCTTCAGGATTTGTGGCGGCTGTGTCTTGGGCTTCTTTTTTGACACGGGTAAGTCTTTGGGCAATGAGTCTGGGCTGTACTTGCTCTGCATAGGCTGCACAGGCCAGCGCTGAAGCAATAACGCGATCATCTTTTCCCCTTCCATACGCTGCAATCGTCCCTTGGTCACGTACTATACCTTTCATCTCGTCTAATAAATCTATGCCATACACGTTACACATACCACGCTCAAAGTAATCCTTGAAGTAATTGAGCATCCGTTCTTTGCTGGAGTGAGTGGTCACCCACCCAATACTGTTTGACACCCCGCCAAAGTTGTCATTACGCCGCCATAGGTAGTGCTGCATATTGGCTAGTACGTTGTATAGGCTGGCAGCATCAGAGCCTCCCATAGCGGTTGCCTGCCGTTTAAGGTTACGCATTTCGTTAATGACTGCCTGCCCCGGCCCGTTGACCTCAAGGTTTAAGGTTGAGTTCTTATATGCGCCTGCCAAGTAGCAAATAATCCAAGCAAACTGGTAGGTATTGAGTTCGGATGAGCAAAATTCAGCCACTTGATCTAGCCCATCGGCATAGCAGCGGTAAACCTGAATACAAAAGCGGTCTGCCCAATCAGATGAACCGTAGGCAGGGTCAGCACCGATCACGTAATAGGCTGAGTCAATGGGCTCTTCCCAAATTGTCATCGTTGCCAGCCGTGCGGTAGACTGTAGTAACTCAGTATCCTGAAAGTTTGCCCCCATAGAAAAACGGTAATAGTTAGCGTCTATGGATTTTGCTAATTTCATAGCATCAGTACATCTGCTGGTAGAAAAGAACGATGAGCCTGTCATTACAAAGGCGTAGTCCTCTGTGGGAGGAAACTCTTGGTACATCAAGCCTTCGTCTTTTAGCCCTTCGTGTAATTTCCAGCGCCACCAAGCCATCTGGCGGCTATTGATCTCGTAGTTGTATATCTTTTTAATCTCCCGCGTCCATTCTTTCTCTTCTGCGGAGAGTTTTCCGTCCCAATAGACTCGGTATACGTCTGAATCTGGTTTGGCAGCGTAGAGTTGATTGCGCCACCAGCCGCAGAATATGGCTCTTTGTGTACGCGCTCTCTTGGCTGTTACCCACATATCATGGAACATATTGAACCCACGGGCGGTGGATTCGAACATATAGTATCTAAGGGGGTTGGTTTCTGCGAGGGAGGCGAGAAGAGAGGCGAGTCCTTCTTCGTCACCCCAAGAAGAAGTCTCAGTGCCGTGCAAGAAAGTGATACCTTTACCGCGTCCCAGTGTTCCCTTTGACCTTGTGCCAGCGACTTGGTAGAACATTCTGGATCGGTTTTTGAGAACCATCTGGTTTCGGTTGTGGGACATAAGGGGTATCTTGTACTCCTTGGGTAGTCCGTCCATGTACATCTGTAGGGTGCTTCTAAACTGCTCACGGTTTTCCTCCGTATCAGTAGTTAGAGTGCCTTGCATACCGGGGTTTAGGAAGTGCCAGTACAAGTCCATAGCAAGGCTGATGGTGGTGATACCTAACTGCCTGCCTTTCAGCACAATGAAGAAATGAATATCGTCTTCTAAACCCTTGGCTACCTCATCAATCACATAGGTCTGAGTACCTAGTAGGGTTTCCCCCAAGGTAATCATGCCTTGCTCTTTAGATTCAATCTTTAGGTTGCGGCAAAACTGGTAAAACTTCTTGGTGTCAAACTTCAAGATCAATCCTATCTGGGTAAAGGTGGGACAGGTCTTTGTCTTTAATGTAGATTGCTACCATGTCGTGCCATATCGGAGCGCTATCAACAAAGGCTTCTAGCAAGATAGTGTTATATCCATTGTGGTTAGCCCAGTTCATAAGCGCCATGCTTGCGTCTAGCCTAAACCGCCAGCAGTCAACAGGAAAGGCGTGATGAGGGCCACCAGAGGGTGCATTGATGTAGATCAAGCCATCAGGCTTAGTAATCCTGACTATTTCCAAAAAGGTTAGCCAAAAGAACTCAGAGTGTTCTAGGCATGAAGAAGACACCACAATGTCTACAGACTCAGACTCAAATGGCAAGACGTATGGCTCTTTAAGCACCACATCCACGTTTGCTGCCTCTTTAAAATCTACGCCAACGTACTTAAACCGTTCAGGGGTATAAGACCTAAGACTACCGTTTACGTCTTGGCTACCAATGTCAACTACCACACCACCGTCTTTATGCTTGGCATAGGTTTCAAAAAACCGTTTGCCATTTTTAATGGCTGATTCGTGCATTAGGCTCTCAACAGTATGGTTAGCCCGTGGCAGTTACGGAAGCGTTCATGCACTTGCCACTTAGGGTGTTCCTTTTCAAACTCCTCGATGGCAGGCCAAAGTCCACGGTCAGGTGAGCCATCATCAACCTCGTTCTTAAACCCCCAAGGGGCATCGGTGTCGTGCATGATGATGTACTTCTTAGCCTTCTCATGGTGGAGCGATAGTTCTAACTTCAACTGCCCATAGGTATGGAGCGTATCGATAAAGAGTAGGTCACAGGTAGGTATATCAATGTGTCGGGAGTCCGCCTGCTTAAACTCGATGCTGATGTCAGATAGTTTGCACAGTTCTTCTAACTTGGGGTTTTGGCAGGCGTTAATATCCAAGTAGAGCATCCACTTGCCTTTGTAGGGGCTGGCTTCTAGTCCAGCAGCCAAGGCGTAGGCAGAGCAGCCACCACGTACTCCCATCTCAACCACGGAAGAACACTCTTGTGCGTAGTCTCTAAGGGTGGTGAAGTGTTCCCACATATCTGTACACATGGAAGCGATTTGAGGGAGAACCTTATTTAAGTTTGACAATTTTTAGATACTCCTGACCCCAAGGGTGATTAACCATCAGTTTATATGTTTCAGCGTGTATACCGCAGTAAGGATAGTCTCCATTAGGTTTAGAGTTTTCCTTATGGCTTTTCATGCAGCGCCAAAAGTAATCCTTATCGATATTGACCGCCTGCTTGAACCAAGCCTCGGCAGTCTTCTTTACATCAAACCCCCGCACAGTCACTACTGCTTTCTTTCTTTAATTCATCAATCTGGGCTTGCAGGTCAGTAGCCAGCCTATTAGCCTCGGTATGCACCCTCATGAGTTCGGCAAAGAGTTCAGCATGGCTCATCTTGTAGACACAGGCTATGTAGTCATGCCGTGCATCGTCAGGTGCTACCTCGGTAGGTGCGCTCACTTTTTCTCCAATTCTGCAAATATCAATCCAAACACAAAGCCAGTAAAAGCACCTAGCCCAAAGACAGCCAACATCACGCTCACTCTTCTTGTTCCATGGGAACGTCTTTCCACTCACCCTTGACCATATGGGTTGGCCCCATCTTCACATTGGCCTGATTACTCCACCACTGCTGGAGCGTGTACTCCTTACCGTTCTTAACCCATCTTAGTTTGGCAGTAGGCTCTAATTGATCTGCATAACTCATGACACCCTCCAGACCCTAACCCCGTCCTTTTCCTTACGGCAGATAAACTTCCTCTCCAACCGCTTACTCTGCCTCCTATTGGAGTTGCAAAGGGACTGCATACTGATTCCAGTAACCCAGAACGACTCCCCCACCTGCAACTGCTCATAAGGGTAGTTATGCCGCTTAATCGGCTGCGGTATAGGCACATCCTTACTCACTTCATACACCTGTTGCATACGTCCTCCTTAAACGATATGTGCAAATACTACACGAAATATAGCGTGTAGGGAAAACCTGATTTTTCCTTGGGGCGGGGAGGGTTATGGGGCACTGAAAAACGCAATCCCAAACCCATTTGATCGCCACATTTGCACGGGCAAAAGAATCACGCGGGGAGAGGCATTAATTGCCATGACTGCGCAGGGGAAAGGCTAACAATAGCAAGGGTGTCATGCCCCATATTAGGAACCGCGACTAGAGCGCGGGTGGTCAATCCCCCCGCATATCGCTAGAACCCCCTTAGTACTCATATATGAATTATAGGATACACCTATTATAAGACATATATAAATTAAAAAATACAATGTATGACATATAGTAAAAGTAAACGCTCTAGGCTACTAATCCGTTAACATATAGATTCTTAATCACTTAACGAAGGGGCTTCAAAATGTCAACAGATCTAAAAATCGGTTTAACTCTCGCTTCAATCCTCGGTTTTAACTCGCTGGCTTGTTTTATCGCTTTTTTTGTCTTATTTCACGATCCGATTGCATGGGCTTTATGGGCTATCGGCATGATTGGCGCGCTACTAACCGCCAAAGTCATTAATGATCTATCGAAGGGGGTTTAATCATGCAAATTCAAGAATTCTCATCTCTCCGTGAAAAAATCGCTCACGATTCCCGGCTTCGGGTAGAGCGTGACGCGGGCTTCTCCGCTCTCGCCAGTGTCGCTTATGCCGCCGGTATCAAAGCGGGCCGCGAATGCCGCCCTATTCCCATGGTTGTCTGTGATTCTACGGGTGAACCTATCGAATGCGTAGACGATGGCGCTTGCGGCTTCGCATGGATCGCTTTCGCTGGCAATACCGCATGGGGCCGGTGGGCTAAAAAACAAGGTCTAGCCCGCTCTCACTACCCCTCGGGCTTATGCATATGGGTGAGCGAGTTCGGGCAGTCTATCGACCGCAAAGCGGCTTTTGCTGGCGCTTATGCGCAAGTGTTACGCAATGCGGGCATTGATTGTCACGCTGGCTCACGGCTTGATTAATTTTCGGCCTTTTGCCCCTTGTCTCACGATAGGGGGCAGCGGGCCGGGAATTGATCCGGCGATCCTAATCGAAGGGGCTTATCATGCAAAAATCAAAAGCGGCTCAGGCCGTAATTTTCGTTTTAAAGTCTAGCAATTCTAAAACCGGGCCGATTCCCGTAACCTACTCAGGCCGCGACACTTGCCCGCCCTCATGCCCGCATTATCGGGCCTCATGCTATGCCGAGGGCTATTACACTTCGCTGGCTTGGAACCGGGTCGAGCGCGATGGGGTCGAATGGCGCGAATTGTGCGAAAAGGTCGCAGCGCTGCCCGATGGTACTTTATGGCGGCATAATATCGCCGGTGATCTACCGGGAGAGGGTGAGCGAGTAGACTCTAAAGCGCTAGCGGCTCTCGTTTTATCTAATAAAGGCAAAAGGGGCTTCACTTACTCTCACAAGAAAAGCGCTCAGGCCGTGCGATCCATTCGGGAGGCTAACCGGGCAGGGTTTACGGTTAACCTATCCGCCGATAACGCCAGCGAGGCCGATACCCTTGCGAAGTTAAAAGCCGGGCCGGTTGTGGTTGTGGTTCCAATCGATACACCCGAAAAGACTTACACCCCCGAAGGCCGAAAAATTATCGTATGTCCGGCTCAAAGCCGCGAGGACGTAACGTGCAAAACGTGCGGGCTTTGCGCCCGTGCGGATAGGGACGCGATAATCGGCTTTCGGGCTCACGGTACCCGCGAGAAGTTAGCCGATAGCATTGCCCGCCGGGTGATTCCAATCGCGAGGGCTGCATGAGTGACGAAAAAGCCATTTTAATTGCAATTCTTGTCGCGCCATTCGTTTATGGGCTCATTTTTATAGTATTCGGCTCGTTTTAAGCCCCTTCAGGGGCTTTTTAATGGCGGGGTGTGGCCTTACCATTCCCCGCTTTTTTTATGCCCGCCACGGGCTTTTTAATCGGTTTTCACTTTCCAGCGCTTTTGCCCTCATTTTTCGTCAATCGCCACTAGAGGTCGCATTGACCATGCGCGTGTGTCCAATGCTCACTGGTAGTCGCATTAGCCATGCGCCCAAAGTTATCCACAACCCAATCCCAACCTATAGGCTATATGTTTTGTTATCAAAGGTAAGGGCGTAGATTCTACGTCCATATATTTTAAATCTAAGTACCCATATTCTACGCCCGTAATAAGACGTATATAGGCTATATCCAGTTTAAGTTATCCACAAGTTATCCACAGGGTTATCCACAGACCACTCCCATGCAAGGGAGGGGTATAAATAATTCATACCCCACTTGACACCCACGTAAAACAGGTATACGGTTCATATCGTGTAGACGTTTACACATACCTAATCAACGGAGGTTAACCATGAATGTACAGCGTGAATACAGTATCCAAGAAGCAATGGACATAGCACTGCAAAGCCTAGTTGTAGAACGTCAATTGGCTGAACGTCC